ATGATAGCGACATCATCACTCAAGCTGAAGATACTGTAACTATTATGACAAAATATGTTGATGACTTGAAAATTAGCACAAATAAAGATAAAATAAAGAACTTAGTAAGAGAATTATATATTGAGGCATTGTCTACAAATACTATAAATGAATGATAATATTTAAAACTTTAAAATGGAAAAATTTTCTTTCGACTGGTAACTATTTTACAAAGATAAATTTAAATTCTAATGTAAATACTTTAGTTGTTGGTGAAAACGGTTCAGGTAAATCTACAATGTTAGATGCATTGTGTTTCGGACTTTTTGGTAAAGCATTTAGAAGAATTAATAAATCTCAATTAGTTAATA